TAGTGGAAGCGTAGAAAAAAATCCGGGTATAGAAGCTTATATAGACCCAGCATATTTAAAAGAACAAGTAATGCAAACAGACGCTCAGAAATTACAACAAGGTGGAGAAGTAGAATCAAAAACTTTAAAAGATATGGTAGACCCATATTTGCCAAGAAAAGACGACATGCTCCCCTTTTTAGAATTTTTAACTGGAGCTACTGCTGAAACTGATGAGTACCAACCCGGAGCGTTAGATGCGGCACTGGCTATTCCTGTACTTGGTGGGGTTGGTAGTGGTATTAAAAGATTAATAAAATCCGCAGGTAAAAAAAGGTCTTTAAAAAACTTAATGAAACAAGAAGACCTCGCAAAGTACACTTTTCCTGACTATGCTGGTGAACCATTAGAGATGTCAAGTAAGGAAATGAGTAATGTTTTAGAAATTTTGGAAGGTAGATTTCCACGAGGCACTACTGTAAGTTATCCTAAAGTTGGGAGTCAGCCTGCTTACAAAGCTACAGTAAGCCCTTCTGGTAGGTATGTTCCCGAAGGCTACCAACAAGGTGGATTGATAGATGATAAGAGTAAACGCAAAGGTGGATATAGCTTAGGTGTAAAAGACGAGCTTGCAGAAAGCGTAGACTACTTCCAAGACCTTGATAAAATATTATCTGCTGTAAGACATCAAGATAGGTACGACTTTGGAAAGAGTGAAAGAAGTACCATTGATTGGCTTGGAGAATCTGGTATTATGGATATAGAAGAAGCTCTAAAGCATTTAGACCATATACAAAAGAGATATCATGAAGGCACTGTTGGTTTTCATATGCCTAGATATCAAAGCGGTGGGACTATTACTTATGGAGACCAGTCTTCAAATATACCAACTTTGGATGAGATATATTCAATGGCTGGTGTTAAGCCTAATGCTGAACAAAGGTCTCAGTTCGAGTCTAACTTTACATATGACCCAACTAGAGAAGGGACTACTATCTCTAGCTACATGGGGAATTTGGCTGGTAATAGACAGTCTGGCTCAGCTGGGCTAGGCACAGCTACTACTAAAGCTCAAGAATTAGGTGGTGGATTTGCCGGTTTTGGAGAAAGAAAAGCTATGACTCAAGAAGCAAGAGCTGGTGCTGAAAATATATATGGTGCGGCTGTTGAATCTTCTCAAAGAGGAATGTTTGAAGATATTAGAGGAGATAGGGAGGCTTATATACAAGCGGCTTTATCAGAACTTCAAAGACTTGAGGGAATTGGTGGAACAAATCCATATTCTATAAACACTAGCGGAATGTCTGAAGGAGAACAACAATATCACGCTCAAGATGAATGGTATCAATTAGGCTTTCCAGATGTAGATAGTTATGATGCTTGGGTAGCGGCTGGTTCTGACCCATCAACAATGGGTTCTTATGGACAAGACCCAAATGCGATTATTAGTAACTTAGGAATAACAACTGGATTATCAGATAGGAGATTAAAAAAGGATGTAAATTACTTATTTACAATGGAAAATAATGTACCAATATATACATTTAAATATAATTGGTCTGATGATATAGAGATAGGAACGATGGCTCAAGACATAGAAGATATTATTCCAGAAGCAGTATCAGAATTAAATGGTTATAAATTAGTTGACTATAAACAAATATTTAAGTAGAGGATAATATGGCACAAAGCGTTAGATTAATGACTAGGAGACCAGTAGTCTTAGAAGAAAATGAAAGTGGTCTTGATGTATTCTTAAAGCAAATTGCTAAGTACGCTGACCCTGAATATCAGCTTAGAAAAAATGAGTCAGATGCTAGGTTAAGATACCAAGAGCAGCAGACTCAACGTGAAAACGCCAAGCTCGAGATTGCAGAAAACGAAGCTGTTCAAAATAAACAATGGACAGACTTACAAATAGAAACAAAAAAAGCTGAAGAAGCAAGAGCTAAAGCTACATTCCTAGAGGAGAAGAGAAAGGGAGCTGAAGCAGAAGCTATTGGTGATTGGAATATTATATACCCAGAATCAAGCTGGAAAACAGCTGAAGGTATAGCTACAGCTAGGGGTTGGTTAGATAATAATCCAGAAATAGACCCACAAACATATAATACATTAAAAACAAGGCTAGACCAAGATGAGTCTGTATTAATTAAGTCAAATGAAATGACTGATAACCTAGGTAAAGAATTAGATATATTAACTAATGGTAGGTTAGGTTATGATAGCTCTGAAGCTAAGAGGCAGTTAGTTAGAATGCAGGGACAATTTATGCTAAAGAATGCTATATCTCAAAAATATTTAGGTGAAATGCCAGCTAATATTCAAGCTCTTTACAAACAAGATATGACTGACTTATCTAAATTAATTAAGTTAGGATTTGAGAATTCTGCTAGTGAAGCTGATAGGAATGCCTTTATGTCTAATGTACTTGGCCCTGCCTACACATCTCTTAGAGAAGAATATGGACAATACGATGTAGCATCTCCAGCTATAGAAGGTCTACTAACTAATGCTGGATATGATTTCACAATAGAAAAAGATGAGATAGATGTAAGTGAGGTAGAAAAAATAGATGATGATGAAGTAATGAAAGAACCAGATATAGGTTTATTTTCATTTATAACAGACCCAGAGGGCACTGGGGAAGTTATTAAGAGTAAACCCGGTCAAGCAAAATTATTAACAAAAGGTATGGATAGATTGGTAAAGTTAAAATCTGATAGACCAGTAATGATGGCAGGTGAGCCGATACCATCTACAAAAAAAGAAGCTAAATATCAAAAGCAAATAAAAGATTTAAGGGAGTGGATTGGAGATAAGTATGACCCAAACACTCAAAGATTTAGAGATGCTAATTTTGAAAAAGCTTTTAATAAATTATCAGGTGATAATAAGGAACTATACTATTCTTTACTGCAAGAAATATTTCCAACTGGTAGCAATATAGTTAGAAATTTAGATATAGATGACCCTGAAGCTTATGAAGGTGGAGAAGATATATCACCATCAGAATGGTTAAAGAGACAAGGGGTAGACCCTGTTGAGTATTACAACAAATTTAAAGGTTTTCCAAGTAATCCATTCCAACCAAGATAGGTTAGCATGACAAAAGAAAGACTAGTATCTAGATATAAAGCTAAGTACCCACATTTAGCAGAGCATGATGACGATAAGTTGTTCTCTGCTTTATTAAAAAAGTACCCAGAATACCAAGAACAGTTAGATAATCCTTATATAACGCAATCAACTGATATGCTTAATAAGTTGCCAGATATTTTTAAGAGCGCTTATAACCAATCAGTAACAGGTTTAGCTGAGGAGATGGCAACTGGTAAAAAGAGATTTGATTTATCTGGATATCAACCCGGAGTAGTTGAGGATGTAGGTGCTGGTCTTTTAAGTTTTTTAATGCCAGTAGATTTAGTAACAACTGTAGCTGGGGGTGGATTAGGTGGTGCGGCTACAAAAGCAATGGCTACTAAATATATTACTAAAAAATTAGTACAAAATGGAGTTAGTGGTGGAGTTGCTAGGTCTGTAGCTAAGAAAACTGCTAAGACATTAGGCCAATCTACTGCTGGGATAGCTACATATGAAGGTTTTAAGAGCGCCTTCACTCAAAAACTAGAGACTGGAGATATTAAACCAGACGAAGTTATTAAAGATACTATGTCTGGTGCTGTTCTTGGTGGCTCTATGGCTGGAACTGGTGCCTACTTAACAACAAAAGGTTATAGTACATTAACTAGAGTATTAGCAGAGACTGGTGTCTTAGGTACAACAGTGCCTTTATCAGAAGGAGAAATACCAGAGCCTCAAGATTATGTTAATGCCGCTGGTATGATGTTAGGTATAAAGGCTGTAGGTGGGGTTCTTGGTTCGCCTAGAAAATTAATGGAGCTTAAAAAAGGGTTTAAAAAAGCTAGGGGAACTGGATATCAGCAAGAGCTAGTAGAAGAAGATTTAGCTAAAGAATTTGGTGTTGCTGTAGGGAGATTAGATGATGTAGCTAGGAGACAATCAGAAGTATACTTAGATAGTGGTGGTAATAAATGGAATATAATAAGTCCAGAGGGTAGAAAAAAGATAAAACTAGTTAATTATAATACTGGAGAAAGTAAGGTTGTTAAGGATACAGACTTTGCTTTACAGTATAGGTTGCAAGACGAAGCTCAGGTTCCTATCACACAGCTTATGGAGTTAAGGAGGAGTAACCTAAGGAAATTAGAAAAGAGTCAAGGCATTGATAACAGTGCAAAACAAACTCTTCGTAATAGTTCTATTCAAAAATCAAAAAGTAAAACATTATCTGAGCTGGGTCTTGAAAAAGATAAGATTGGCTTAGATGATATGACAGCAGTTGAGTTAGATAGATACAGGAATATATTATTAAAAAGAAAATCTGTTAATGACGCAGTAGATAGATTAAAAAATAAAGGATGGGTCACTCAAGAGGCTAAGTATTCTATATTTAAAGAAGACTTTTTTCCTAAGCCTATTAAGGCTATGATAGAAGGTTTAACAAGAGCTAAATATAGAGGTTCTCAAAAGGCTCCTGTTAGAAAGTTTTTTAATGATGTTGGTCAATACCAAACAGATAGAGAATCTTTAAATGGAGAGTATCTAGGTAGGTTAATGCAAACAGGTCTATTTAAACCAACTAAACAACAGCTATCTAGGTTCAGAACTAGAGGTTTAAATAAAGAAGAAGCTGAGGATGCTTACTACAGGAATCTTTACGAATTAGTAAAGCAAGGTAAACTACCAGAGATAAATGCAATCACATCTTTAATTGCTCAAAGGTTTACTTCAACTGGTGGTCAAATGCCGGGATTCCAACAGAACTATGTTCCGGGCATGATGAAAAAAGACCTAGCAGATATAATATTTGACGATATGTTAAAAGCTTTAGATAAAAAAAGCGAGATAGCAAGAGCTCTTAAAGCTGATTTTAATTATACAGATAGTGATTTTATACTATCTATGGTTTCAAACCCAGATAAATGGATAAAGAAAAATCCTGAATTATCTACCTACTTAGATAAGTTAATAAAGAAATCCATGTCTAAATTTAGCAGAGAGACCAGAGTTTTATTAGATGCTAACATAGAAAGTGGTTCAAGTTTGCAGTATTTAAGAGCATATCAAAGAGTTGGTAATGGTTTATCAGAAGAATTATTTAACACATTTGGCAACTTAGAAAAACCTAAGAAATTTAAAATTCCAGAGCAGTTACTAGAGAAAAATTTAAAAACATTATTAAGTAGATACGCTACTAAAGCCGCAAATAGAACTGCGTTTATTAAAAATTTTGGGGCTAAAGGTGAAAAGTATAAAGCGTTACTACAGAAAGCTGAACCAGAAGATGAGTATATAATGAGGACACTACATCACCACGTTAAGGGAGATATAGAATACCATAACTCATACAACTATAGACCTAGTACAAAGAAGTTTTGGCAACAAGTAGCAGAGTGGGAGACATCTACTAAAATAGGTTTAGGTTATGCTCCACTTTTAAATGTTACACAGCCTACAATATCAACTGCTTTAGAAGCAGGTTATCTTCCCTTCTTCAGGGGATTAATATCATTGAATGATAAAAAAGTAAGAGAGTTAATAGAAAGGTCTGGTGTAACTAATTACTCAATGTTTGCAGAAATGATGGGGCATACGCAATCATCTACTCTATCCTCTAAGGTAACAACTGCATTAGGTAAGTATAGTGGTTTTACAGGAATAAATAAAATAAACCAAATAACAGCCGCATCTACAGCTAAGGTATTAGTAGATGATATGTTTAAGATAGTAAAAGGTAGGGGGATAAGGGGAAAGATTAAAGCAAGCAGAGGTTGGGCATCCAATAAACTACAAAAGCTTGGGATAGACCCTAATAAATCTAGACTAACTGATAAAGATTATATTACAGCAATGGCTAGATTCGCTAGAAAAACTCAATTGCAAAAAGATATACTAGAAGACCCTCTTTTATTTAACGACCCAAGACTAAGAGTCTTTACTCAGTTTAAAAGATTCGGTCTTAGACAAGCTAACTACCTTAAGGATTTGTTTATAAGTGATGTGAGTAGAGGCAACTTCATGCCTCTTCTTAGGTTGGGTATTGCAGGATTTGCAGGCGGAACAATAACCTTAAAATCTAAAGCGTTCTTAAAGGGATTGCTGTCTGGGGAAAGAGTTTATTCTCCAGATGAAAAAATACCAGAAGACCTAATGGATATAATAGAAAATGTATCAGCTGTTGGCGCATTTGGTTTTATGGGAGATGTTATTTCAGCTAGCTTAGAAGAAGGAAAGACATACTCGAATTCCTTAAAGTTTCTAGCATATCCACCATTTGTATCGGATATGGATAACTTAATGACTAAGTTTATACCTGCGGTAGAAAGAGATTTTGATACCTACAGAGAAGATGCTTTCGCTAGGATGCCAACTAGGTTACTTAGATTAACTGGTTCTTCATTCTTGAGAGAAGGTTCTAAATATCTTGAAACTGAGGGTTTTAAATTAGATAGGATTAAAGCTACTAGAGCAAGAAGAATCGATAAGATTTTAACAATGCTTGAAAAATCTAGGGAAGAAAAAGATTACGCTAGAGCAAGAGAAGAGGTTAGTGCTTGGAATAAATCATACCCTAAATTCCCTATACTTATGTCAGATATAAATGTAAAAAAATTATTACAAAGAAAGATGCGTAGATATAAAAAGAGAGCATTAGGTTGATTAGATTTATACTAACTTTAGCACTATTGATATCTTGTGAGGATGATAGGTTATTAACTGATGATGTTACAACTTATTCATATGAAACTGTTTGTGATTGTTATGATAGTGGAATAAATATCTTAGGCTCAATAATAGATATAAGAATTGAGTATAATACCTACGAAGAGTATGCTTTAAATAATGATGATGTATCAAGAGTTGAAAATCTTAAGAATCTTTTTAATGAATTAAGAATGAATTGCCTTTACTTATTCGGTGCTCAGTTATTTGTTTCAAGTGATTGTAATTATCCTTGCGATATAGAGATTATGGTTCATAATTTATTTGACTTAGGTATAGATGTAAATGAAATCTAAAAGCATAAAACAATACTATCAACAAGGTGGTGCTATAGAACCAGATGCCACTAAAGTCCACAATAATATAGATAACCTAATATTAGAAGCTGAGTTAGATAAATTTGCACAAACTGGCTCCATGCGTGTAGATAGGACACCAGAATACATAGGTGGGTTAGACCCTATAGTAGAAAATGTAGCTTTATCTCCTATCTTAACATTAAAAAGTCTTGGTAGTGTAGGTAAAAAGATTTTAGAGAAGACTGGTCTACGAAATCCAATATCTCATTACACATCTGGAAGTAATGCGGCTAGTATATTAAATCGAAAGAAGATTGTAGGTACTGGAGAATTTCCCGGGAGAAGGGTACCCGGACAAAGTGCATCTGCAGTTTCAGTTACTAGAGACCCTATGTTTACATCAAGACCTCACGGTAGTATAGGAACAGATATTAGATTTATTTTAGATAGAGATGAGTTAATTAAAAAAGGTTTTCCTATGGAGCCCATAGCTGTACCTAGTTATAGAAAAACCATGTTTCACCCTTTTAAAAGAAGTGTAGGTGTGGACAAATATAATAAAAAAATAATAAACCCTAAATTTGAGTTCGAAGAAAGAGTAAGAGGCAGTATACCTACTGAAAATGTTAAACTTATAGATATACTCCAACTCCCTCTGTCAGAATCTGACCAGTCTCATAATATATTAAGATTATTACGTCACTTATATAAAACAAATATACCTATTATAAAAAGTAGTTCAGTAGCAGAGAGACTTAGGAAGATGCCTATGAGTAGTTCAGATTCAGACTACTGGAAGGGTAACTACCTCAGACCAAAAGGTACTTTAAAAGCTATACAGAAGTTAATGGAAGCACCTACTTATGACTTTGACCCTTTCAAAAAAGTTAGATAACTTTAAAAAGGCTTAGGTGTACCATTCACATCATCACCTCTTTCTTTGGCTATCTCTACTGCCTCAGCTTCTGTGTTAGTAACCAAGCAACTATTCCCATAGTAGCCAACCTCGCAAGAGTTAGTACTACCATATCTATTCTTAGCTACAATCAATTCTAAGAAGCAATCACTATTACCATCGTCTCCATATCTTGATACCCAAGGATAATGTGAGAATACTACTATCTCTGCATCTTGTTCTAGGTTGCCAGACTCAGCTAGGTCAGATAATCTAGGCACCCTATCATTCCTGTGTTCCATATTTCTATTCATCTGTGATACTAATATTACAGACATATCTTGTGCCTTTGCTAACCACTTATAGCTACGACTAACATCACCTATCTTAAGACGTAGGTCTCTTCTGTCGTGAGTGGGATGCTCTATTAGACCTATGTGGTCATCAATAACAACATCTGGATTGATTGATTTAATCTCACGGAATGTATTCTCCATATCCCTAACATCATCAAACATAAATAACTTACCATTGTAAATGTCTGATATTGTTGAAGATACGTCGCTAAGTTCTATCTGGTCTATCCCTATATTGTTTCTAAGATTTCTATATTGTAAATGTTTAGACTCCATAGCTATAAACTTCTTCATCATCTCAGTGTTAGGCATCTCTCTATTAAACATAACAACCTTTAATCCTCGATGTACTAAGTTCCTTGCTATGTTAGCAGATACAGTTGTCTTTGCATTACCGGGTCTACCTGCTATAATCGTAACCTCTCCTCTTGTCATCCCAGTTATAACTCTGTCTAATGTACCTATACCAGTAGGTATTTGAGTTGTTGAATTCAATATAGAGTCTCTAGTGTCTTCTAGTACAGAGTCTATATCAAAAGTCTTACTAGGCTGTAGTTTTATTATGTTGCCTATAGTAGTATGTGCTTCTTCTAATAGATTAGAAGTCTCAAGAGATGCATCCCCTAAACCTTTTGATATATCTACCATCTGATTATGTAGAACTCTTCTTAGATAATAAGAATGTAGTCTCTTTGCATATTCTACACAACTAGATGCAGATATAACCTTATCTAAAAACCCTGATATCTCGTAGCTAGAACTGTAACCATTAACTTCACCGCCTACCTCTTCACATATAGTTATCACATCTATCTTTTTATTTTTAGAGTGCAACCCATCTATAGCACTCCATACTTTTTGATTAAAACTAGAGTAGAAGAAATCTTCGTTTGGAATATATTGCTTTACTGAGTCTATGTATTTACTATCGGTAATCAAACATCCAAGTAATGCCTGTTCTAGTTCAACGCTCTTCATCATTCTCCTTTAATTTTGGTGGTATCCTATCTAGGTTCTTTCTTTCGTAGTCTATCCTAAGGGCTACCCTTTTACTCTCATTCTTTATTATCCCCGCAAGATATTTTACACCATATCCTCTCTGTACACCACCTCTGTTTTTAAATTTCCTAATTGATTCTAATATTATATCTCCTTCAATGTTTTCTATATCGGCTAAGAACCCTGCCTTTATAACATCGTCTACAGTCCAATGCTTAGAGAACTCATCTAGTATATTATCTATAGCACTTAAAATATTTTTAGGTCTAGATAATCTAAGTGATTCTAATCTAAGACTTACATCTTTTTTAGATATATTATTATTACATAGTGGACACTTAGCCACAGATACCACACTCGCCTTTTTCCATTGGTAAGTTTTTAAATATAGAACTCCTTAGTATTGCGTTACCAATTGATTTCTTACCAGATGAGGGGGTGTTTGTTTCATAAGCCTCATTACACTTTGAGCATCTATATACCTTGCTATGCATATCTATTCTAATCCTACTAGTTTTAGTGATGGAACGTTTTACAATTTCCCAATCAATCCAATCTTTGCCTAGATAATATTCTAAGTCTAGTATTCTGCCTCTATTTATTGATTCGTATTTTTTCGCAGAGTCTTTAATTGTGCTATTATCTCTAACAAATTTGTCATCGGTATTATAGCGTATACTTTGCCCCTTGATTCCTTCACGCATTGGAGGTGTAATCCCTCTATTTGCTCCGATGGTTTCAGCCATTCTGCTATCCTTTTCCGTACTTTACATTGTACGGTGTATTCTTCTATTGTTAAGTCTACTTCTGGGTGAAGCCCTAATGACCTGCCATCAGAGCCCCACGCTCTCTTTGATTCTAAGTCGTATTCCTTAGCTAGTTTTACGACTTCTCTTTCGAATCGATTTCCTTTTGCTTTGCTTTTTGACGGCACGTTTTCTACTCCTCTTCTTCTTGAAAGGGCTCTCTAGAAATTTCTCCAAACCCTTCACTACTTTCTTGAACAAGTCCATGTATTTTATCCTCCATAAACTTTGAATACTCTTCTGTTTCTCCTCTCATCTCTAGGTAATTATAAAGGAATTCTCCAAGTATCTCTATTGCTTTTTTATTAGATAGAACTAACCTAGTAACAGAATCTAATTGTTTCTGTATAGTTCTCTTTGTTAAGTTATTATTTTTTCTTTTCATAGTGTTTATAGATTGGTGAGGCAGTCCTCAAGTGCCAACCAGAGGTTCATTTGTATACTTTTTCTTATTTAATATACTACCCCACCAAATCTAATTATTTTAAATTCTCTATTTTACTTTCTATTCTATGAAGTCTCCATAGTTGGCTGAGTTGCAATGCTAACATCATAAGCATTGTGAACTCCCAATATGGAAAATACTCTGTACTAAATAGAACTTCCCAATAGTATCTCATTTCTTACTCCTCTTTTTTTTCTTTTCAGCAGAATTAATATGTCTCCAAGAATAACGCATACCAACCTTAGACTTTCCATATATACTTTTCGATATATCTTCTATAGATTTTTTATACGATTCATAATCCTGCATGTTATCTAAATATTCAAATGATACTTCATCTATATTATCTAACTCCATTATCTCTTCATCGCTTAGAAATTTAACGTACTCAGTATCATATTTATTATCTCTTATTTTACAGCTATCACATACTCCACTACTATTCATTGTAGGTTTGTCACATCCGTGACACATAAATGGTGTTGGCATAATTTAATCCTTCGGGGGTTTTAGAAGACCAAAGGAGACTAACAAACACACCTTCAAGGCACCCCCAAACCTATACTATACAGGGTTTAATTCTTTAGGGGCTCTTTACGGTGAGCCCCAGACCGTGCGACTACTTAGTTACTAAGAAATATGTAGCGTAACCTTTACTATTATCTGTAGATATATTCATACTAAATGTATGTCTTAATGTCCAGATTATAGCGGCTAATCTATATACTCCAAACCGATTTATAGCCGTCTTTGCAGTAAGTTTTTTACCTGTAAATAGGAAATCTCTTACTTTCTCTAACTGTGTTTTTCTTTTTCGTGCCATGTTGGCTCCTTTTCATATATGGTTCTTAGTTTCTTGATTAGTAAGTAATCCTCCTTACTAGTCAACTCATAGATGCTTCTTTTACCTTTAGTTATCTTCTTCAGCGGTTCATTCATAAGTCTTATTCCATCGTACCATCCAAACTTAGAGGTAAATTTATGCTCTATTTCATTCCACTTCTTTACCTCCATCGGGACTACCTCCGTATTCGGTATACAATCTACTAGGATATATCTCTTCTTCTTCTGGCGTCATTCCTTCTGATATATTACGCTCCGCTATCTCGTCGTATTCTTTCTCCAGTTTTCCCTTTAATGTATCAGCTTCATCCTTCTTACTCCAATGGTCTTCAGTACTAGCACCATATTTCATAATATCAGAATAAGCTTCGAGAGCCCTAATGATTGTATTGTATTCGCTATTAGTTATTCTCATTTAGAAGGGTACGTCTGATGTATCCATTTTCCCATTCTTCCAAGAGAATACACTTACAGCTTTAGGAGATGTTACCTCTTCTCCATCTCTGTTAGTCCAAGTTTCGTGCTTCACCTTTATTATAGCAGGTACGCCCTCACAATTTGATGGAGTAAGTACAGGTAAGGAATACAATGTCTTACCATCTACTTCTTTTTCTTCTGGATTTATTCTTAGGGCTTCACATAGTTCTTTAAACTGCCTATTTCCACCAGAATTTGGTTGAAGATTTTTCTCACTAGGATTTTTAAATCTAAAGAATCCTTTAGACCTAATCACCTTACCTACAAAATGACTACCACTTAACTCACCATCCATAGCCTTATCAGAGTTCTCTTCTGCTAATTTGAAGTTAAGATTGTATATATCTGCAAGGTGTTTACTTCTAATGACAACATCTTCTTTTACTGTATAGTCCTTAACGTGAGCATAGTACTCACCCTCTGGAACTATAACATTAGGCTTGTCTTCTGTCGGGTCGTAGTAAGACTCACCACCCATGACATCTCCAAGCACAGAATCAATTGAATTATCCATTCATGTTTTCCTTTATTTGATTTATTCTACTTATTACTTTACTTATATCTCCCTTCTCAATGTCTCCATTGTCTATAGAAAGGGATATCTTTTCTTTCCATTCATCATCTAAGCCATCAATCTCTCCGTATAAATACTCTATTTCTTCTTGACTTAGAGATGTATCTTCTACTCTGTTCCTATATACATCGTCAGCAATGTTAAGGTACATATTAAATGCCTTCTTGATACAATCTGTATTAGCAGATTTAATATCATTACCAACATCTACAAAGTTATCACTATTTCTCTTCTTCTGTATTCTATGAGCCGCAGTACAATCTCCTTCTCTCCATATTCCACCTTCAAACCACTTCAATCTACCATGAACCATAAAAGCCTCACTACCTAGTGTCTCTGTACTTATTATAGTCCAAGACCATCCCGGGTAGAACTTATCTGCTAACTTCCTCATGTAAGAGTACTCTACATAATCTACACCCATCTTATTCTTAATGAATGAACGAGGTGTATCTTCCATAGATACCTTTTCATGTAGGTCTCTTATTACATCGAATGTATCACTAGTTATAACTGCACCATTAGTAGGTATCTCTTCTACTAATGCAATCTCACTACTCATCCGAACCTCTCTTTTTTATTAGAAGTAATTGCGATGATAGGTATACACAAGCATCTAGAAGTTCTTCTAATGCTTCTGTAATCCAATCTCTACCATCAAACACATCTACTTCTTGGTTGTATTCTCTCTTGCCCTTCTCCAATCTATTCTCTATTAGGGCAACTATCTCTTTATTGTTACCTTTATTCAAGCTTCAGCTCCTTCATCGTTTGTCATCATAGAAAATATCTCATCGTGACTCTTTGTTAACTCTTCTGCTTTCCTTATACTATCTATGAATCTTGGCAACTCATCGTCTTGATTAGCTACAACAAACATTAAGTTCATTAGTGCTAACTCTAGTTGCTCTACTCTAAACTCTAGCTTAGCTATCCTATTAGGTTTTCTTTTTCTAGTACTTTTTCCCATCTCTATGTCTAACCTCCACCACCTCGCATTTCCTATTGCTTCTTCTATTCATGTTACTGCAATACATATCAATCTCGTCTTTATCATCCCATAGTCTATGAGGGTATTTACTATTTATCACATTAGAGAAAGCACCACCTCTTATTACCCACCAAGTAGTACCATCTCTCTCTTCTTTAAGAGTCCATTTCATTTTCATCTCCTTTGTTATACGGACATATTTCTCTTACGGAGCAGTACGATTTACACTTCACACCACCCCACTTTTCTTCTTCAGTACACTCTTCTGGTAACTCATTATGCTCCATAGCCCAGATTAGAGCGTCTCTTTTTACTTCGAACTTATCTAATAGATGTTCGTTGTCTATATATGGAACTTCCATCATATAAATCTTCTTATCTATACCTCTTTCTCTAGCAATTTGTAGACCTGCATCCCTAACTGTTGCTTGTATGTACATTTTATCTACTGGATATCCATTGTTCTCTAGTAAATATCTATAGAAGTTTACTTGCCACCCCCAATCTTCCATGTCTACATGATTCTCATCTACATAAAACTCTTTAACTCTTTTAGGTGTACCAGCTTTACCCCATCTACCACTTCTTTTATACACTTCTGTTGGATGTTGTGTATATCTATGTTTCATACCTAGACATTTTGCTATCTTATAAGAACCAGAGAACTTGTAATCTACAAGTGTTCTTGTATCATCATCGTATAGGTCTATAACTCCTGTTATACCTATAGATTCTAATGGAATCTCTGAGTACAACCTACTAGATAGATAGTGATTTTGATGTGATGATTCTTCTAATTTTAAATG